CCTGAATCGCCGTTTTCAAAGTTGCGAATGTAAAAGCCATCTTATGGACTCACTGTTATGGGACCAGCGGAAGATTCTCCACCGCCACCTTTTCCCGCAACTCCGGATGTTTCCGAAGAACCGCTGTCACTAACATCAAAAGTATAAAAATCAGAATCTACCTTTGTTACAGAATACCCTGCGGCTGCTTCTATAACAGAAGATGTGAACCCGCTAGTTCCATCAGAGGCCCTTCCAAATCCCCCCACCTTTCTAAACCGTACTGTATCTCCCGTGGACCGATCATGACCGGGGCTGAAAACTTTAATCACACTGGAACCGGACGCTCCTGAAATAAAAGAGTTAAACCCAAGAAGAACTTCAACAGCCGGTTCTGTTCGATCTGGACGTGCGTTACGCAAGGCTTGTGGGTCGGCCATAAATTTCGGGGTGTCCAATTGAGGCTGTTTGGATTCCCACTCGTCATTTCCGACCAGTAAACCGTTCCATTCTTTTTTCATAGTCCTTAGTTTATAGGCCGCTCCGGACCTGTCGGAAATTCCCAAGGCATGTTTTTCAGAGGCATAGCGGGGCATTGTCAGACCGCCCTTAAAGAAGAAGCTGAGGGAACAAGTATAAGAGGAACGCGATCCTGATCTTCACTGGCAGCCCTTACAAATTCTTCTTCATAAATAGATTTGAGAAGTTGCACACGCTCCGGTGCCTTTTTTATCGCTAGGTAATAAGCCAGCCCAGCCGAAAGACAGGGGTAAAAACGCCAAGGCACCTCTACTGTATCAACAGAAGCATCCGCGTCATCTATTCGGACAATCCTATCATATATAATTTGATCCGTGCTATTTTCTGGAGAGGGCCAAATGCGGTAAACCGGAGTTATCAAGCGGTCCACATAATATTGAATAACCCTCCCCGTCGTCGTTTTATCTGGAATACGAAGATAATCATCTCTTCCAATTCGATTAATGGAAATATCGGTGCTGCTGCGCCGCACTACAGCAGACAAAATGTCCACAGAAGATTGAACATCACTTAGCGACGGGACAGAGCTGACTGTCGTAGTAGCACCGCTTGAAGAACCAGTAATGGTTTCCGCTGCTGTAAAAGTTCCGGATGGAACCGTTATAGTCATGGAAGTGGAAAGAGGCTTTGTTATGACAGAAGCAGTTACAGCACTGGTTCCTCCGGTAATAGTTTCACCGATAGTAAAACTGCTGCTATCTGCTACCGTTAGCGTGATAGTTCCCAGCGGATATTCAGTGATACCGGAAGCAACCGTTTGGGTCACTTCGGCCACCGTCCAGAGATTTAATCCTCTGTTAGCCCAGTCCGCGAATAAAAGATTTAATGATCTCCGTGCAGTCCTGGCATCGTAACCTGTTCTTAGCTGTAAGCCGCATCGTTCAAATGCTTCCTCTATATATTCAGCTACATCAGGCTCGAAGTTTTTTGATCCAGAAAGCGCCATAAACCCAAACTCCTATTGTTTCATCCCATCAATAAGGATCTAACGCCCACTAGTATCTGACCTAGTATCAAAAAGCCCACTCCCCATAAAATCCGCGTGATATTATCTATGGACTTTTGAATATGGTGAAGGTCGTTGCTTTTTATCGCCTCAATCTTCTCCGACAATAGTTTAATCTCTCCTCGAATTTGAACTATTGCCAGTTCGTTTTTTCTGTCGAGGTCAACCATTTTTAGAACTCTTTAATACAGTACAAAGTAACGGAATAAGTATCTCCGCTAGTAGCACCAACTGTAGTAAATTGGATATCCCCTGTTTTGCCGCTTCCAGCGTAATTAGGCAAACCACTGATGTCGGAAAAATCCAACGTATCCGAATAATCAGCAGGGAGTTCCATTGCGATTACATCAGCAGTTGCATCCCAAAGAATTTTTACGCCCATACCTACATTGGAAAAAGCTACTTTTTCCAATCGAACTCCGGTACAGGTATCCAGATTCGGACTCTGAGATAAGGCAGATACATCCACTTTTGTTACAGCGGCTTCTCCGTCCCCATCACTGGTATTAGTACAATAAATGACCGCTTTTCTAGGACCATCTATTATTGTGGTTGTCGCTACAGCATCAGCCATGTGACTCTCCTGTAAATCAAAGAATTAGGGGGCCACTACCCCCTAATCCTAATCATGTTAGTAACTAACGCCACGATCTTGGGCGACCATGATGTAGTCAATACTCATTGACTTCGTCCCTGTTGCATTACCAGAGATTTCCATGGCGGCGTGGGTCATATTGGCTGTGGGAACATTGGTAGTGTGTGTGCCTACCAGAGTCCGGTTGATATAAAACCGGACCTTATCGGTAGTCGTTCCCTTAGTAGCGACAAAGCTGACAGTTACATCTGTTGCATCAGAGAAATCGTAGGTGGTCCCTGACAAGGTTGTATCGGTCTCGCTGTCACTTGATTCCGTAATNATATGAGGAGTTGCGTCACCATCGTCGATCTGAAAACCAATCCTATTTGATGCCGTAAGGCAATTTTCAGGGTTAGTAACAAAGTTTTCGCAAACCCCAATAAAGAGATCCATCTGGTCCGCATCCGACATTTGGAAACGAGCCTCAAAGTAAAGTTTTTGAGCAGCCGTGGAAGGAAGCCCCCAGATTTCATTTCCTTGAATGGAACTACCGTCATTATCGGTGGTTGCCGCAGAAGTGAGATCCACAACTCCATTTAAAGCATCCGCCTGTAGTGCCACGGCAGCACTGGAGTCTTTTACAACGGTCCAGTCGTTGGTGGCATCCAAGACGATACTAGTAAAGTCATCCATGAACCGGGTTTGATCCGGCCACGTTCCGATATTAAGATTTTCGAGAGTAGGCCGCGCCGCTGAAAACAGAACCGGGCCTGAAAAATGCGTGTTCGCCATAACAAGTACCTCCTTACGAGAGGGTTTGCCCTAGAGTCTTCGTAAGCGTCTGCTGGGACAGTCGCTAGGGCTGGTTTATCCCAGAAAAGAAGGGAGGGGAGTTCACCCCCCCTCCCTGTATTTCCTTATGCTCCAGGTGAGCCAAAGATACCGCGAGGATCCGACCAACCAAACGCATAGCGTTCGCGAGCCTTATATCTCACATTACCTGTGTCGAAATCACCTTCCATGGAGGTTCTAATCGGGGTCCGATTAAAGCCTTTTACTCCATTTGGAGCATCCGTTCTGATGAACCAAGCATCGGTATCCGTCAGATAGTGGTTAACGGCATAGCCCTCCGGAACCATTCCCATGTTCCGAATAGCATTGATGTCGTTGTCCGCTGTCCCAGGACGAAGCGTCGATTCAAGCAAACGATCCGTAGTAAACTGAAGTTCCTTTGGAATTATCAGTTTCATACCTTTCACAGCAACTTTCAGACCACGCTCATCGACAAATCCTGCGATATCAATGAGAGCCTGTTCGAGACTGGTCTCATTCAGATCGGCGGCTGTCGAAAGCTCGTTCCGGAAAGTGTTACCGTTAGCCAGTGTATGAGCCGTGGAACAGAGTTCCAGCCCATCACCACCCGTATAGGTGCTGTCAAATGCATTGTTAAGAACCGCTGCGCCTTTGACCTCTTTGGTCTGACTCATGCTTCTTGCCAAAGCCCGTGTGTACCGACCAGCCAATCGATCATAAAGATTATCTTCAATTGCCTCTTCGGTGATGGAGAACGCAAGTGCAATAGTCTCCATAGTATAACGGGCAGTGTAGACTTCTTGAGCGTCATCATAAGTGATGGCGGTTCCTTCAGTCTTCGTTGGCGCTGAACCAAAGCCACTCAGCATGACCTCTTCTTCAAAAGCACGATCAGAGTTCTCCATGTTGAAGATATCTTCGTACTCTCTTCCGTATTGGTCATATTCCAAACCAAACAAGGCATTAAGGCCGGGTTCTAGCTCTTTGACTAGTTGTGCTCTACTAATAGCCATCTGTCAGCCCTCCTATATGCCAAGTGTTGAAACAGTGCCAGCCGCAGCAGCACCATTCGCGCTGTTGAAGTGGTTGTTCAACCGTACCAAAACACCAATACCAGCAGCACTGAAATCTTCATTAGACGCATCCTCAACCCACCCCAATATCCTCATATTCAAGGTGTTGGTGGTATTGATTGTAGAAACGCCCAATGTACCAGACGACATTCCAGTAGTAGTACTGCCGCTGGTAGCTGTGGCAAAGGCCGCATTTGCGAATACACCGGCTCTCGCCGTTGCCTTAGTCGTCCACGTGGCATCCGTTGCAATCGTAAAGATTTGCATTGGGTCATCTGCGACCCAAGCCTTTACTGGATGATTGCTATCAGCCCCAGAACCGGGCCAATACATCGACCACGTAGGCTTTCCAGTGGTGCTAGAGACATATTCACAACCCATGAAAGCGCCAAGCAAACCAACGGATCCTCCGGCAGCGTCACCTGTTAAATCAATGAACCCCGTACTCAGGGGGATAACAGGTTGACCTTGATAAAGGACGTTCGTATTGCCGTTGGCAATTTCATACATTGTATAGCCGCTAACACCAGTGGAGTTGGAGTTTTGGCCCATCTTAGCGATAGGTTTCAAACCCCACGATCCATTGAGATTAGCCATACCATTTGCTCCTTAAAGCAATTGTTGAAGTAAAACAGTAGTTCCTAGGTTTCTGTCCTAGGACCACCAAACGTAACACGCGATTGACGTTCCGCTTATGAATAGCCATCGAATGATGCTGCGTCTCCTTTAGAAGATCATTATCAACCGCTTGCATTGCTTCCGAATTTTGTCTCCGGAAGTAGCTAGTTCGATCATCAACAATCTCAACAGGAATACGGGCTAACAACAAACCTCCAACACCGAAAACTCCTTCGTACTTTCCGCTATCTATCGTAGGAG